GTGTCACTTTCTCAACCTTGACTGCATTAGCTGAGCTACCAACATCTGCAACGACAATACTTGCAGCTGAGATATTTGCATCAGTGATTGTCACTGTTGCAGAACCACCAGCATTAGAGTAAGACGCAGCATAATAGCCGAGAGCAGTCAGTGCTGTGGATGGTGTCACTGCCGTGTAATCCAGGACTGAAACGCCAGGATCAGCACTGCATAGAATCGTGATGGTACCAGCGGCTACCGTTACTTTCTCAATCTGCGATGCATTGGCTTGACTTGCAAAGTTGGCATTCACAATCATTGACGCAGTAATCGCGGCATTATGAATAACCACCGTAGCTGAACCACCCAGATTCGCGTATGAAGCAGCTAAAACGCCAGCCGATTGCAGCGCAACACTTGGGTTAATCACGATGTAATCAAACACGGAACCGCCAGGATCAGCACTTGCCACGACACTTAACTGACCGTTGCCAGGCAAGAGCGTTTGCAAGATAACCGCATTCGCACTAGATGCGAAGCGACCGACGACCACACTGTTTGGGCTCACGGCTGCATCTGAGATAACGAATGAAGCTGAACCGCCAGCATAAGCGTAGCTTGCAGAGTGAACGCCATAGGCTGACAAGCCTTGCAAGTTACTCGCAGACGGTATGAGGTTCCAGTTATTAGCGACTGGATCATATGACACACGGAAACTTGCAAACAATGCCGATTCACCCACATTCAGCGGGAACACTGATGCATCGTTATAGCAAACATCAAATATGTCATTTGCTTTTACCTTGCGCTGAATATCATTCAGGTAACCGGCGACGAGCATGGCGGCATAGCTATCTACCGTTGATGCAATAAAGCGGCACGGCGCGCTACCATTCAAGCCTTCCGTCACTAACGCTAAAGTTTCAAAATTACTCATGTCTATTCTCCATATTCCTAGCTATTAGTTAGCGACATAGGGGTTGTTGGCAGCAATCAAGGTGATACCGTTGTACTGGATCACATTCGCACCGGAAGTCATAACCGTCAGCAATTCCCATCGATCATTCTGCGGTACCCAGGTAATGCTGGTCATTACATCGCGGTTAAATATCTGCACCATCGCTTCCTTGTTAACCAAGGGAACCAGGTAGGTATTGATTGGCGGTGTACCTGCGGTTGTGAATGGAATCGTGTTGATACCATTGCTGCCGAGGGTTCGAATATCAACATCCAGATATGAAACGATACGGTTATCAACCAAAGGACGTGTATTGTTATAGAAAATATTAACAACGCGATCATCATTAAGCATGGATTTCTTGACGAGAGCTGGCATCCAGAGCGAGCAAGAGTGATCCTGGACTTCAACACCTTGGTCTTCCAAATAACTCAGAGAGTCTGTCAGCTTGCCTTCGTTCATGCCAGTATTCACGCCCACCGTAACGGGGGTAGTGTAGATGCTCGCAAATCCCAATGATGTATATAGAGCATTGATTTTAATGTAATCGCACATACGACCAGCGGCTTTTGCATGTAATTTCGCATGATCCACGATCTTGTCGTAAGCAAATAAAGTCTTTTCACCACCACCGATAACCGTTTTGAGTGCGTAGTTATAGGGAATGATCATTTCATTAGTGGGGTTAACCGGCGTCACTGGAATATCGACTGGTGCAAAAGTCTGCTGCTGCATCTCGATAATGTCTGACACGGGAACATTTGTAGCGTCACCAGTCGTGCCGTGGCGCTCTTCAATGGTATTCATCAAAAACATGTGATTTTGAAACTTGATTGTTACTTCGGTGTCGAATAGTTGCGACGCCGTGTTCAAATTAATCTGGTTAGTCATCCTGACTGCTCCTGATAGATTCAATAGGTGCCAACGCCCCATAGGGTTGACAGTATTGGCATCTATCAGGTTACCGCCTTAGCAGGCTGATAATGTCACCGACCTATGATCAAGGTTGCCGGTTGCCCAGGCTCGATCAAAGATAGTTCATTCTATTCCCTTCCAATCCTAAAAATCAACTAGCCTTCGCGTTCGCCTGCTGGGATAGCAAATTCAAATAGGCTTGACGCTTTGCAGGATTGTGTGGGTCTTTCTCTTTGGCATCATAAGCTTTGCGGACATCTTCGGGGCTAACGTTATATCCCGAGGGTGGCGCTTGCTTGCCCATTCCAGGTATCGAATTATTCAAAACCTGATCCCGATGTTTCAATGCCGCTTCCCGTGCCGACTTGTTTCCAATAAAAGTATTTAGCATAGAATCAGCAAGCTCTGGTGGATATTGCTTAGCTATGTAATCCTTAAGCGTATTAATAGTCGGCTCGCCCACTTCTTTCTTAGCATTCTCAAAATTGGTATTGTTTTGATCAACTCGAGCCTTATCACTTCTCACGAATTTTTCATACTGCGCTTGGGTCATGCCAGCTTCTTTGGCGCGCGCCTTTAATTCTGATACGCGATTTTCTTCCAGTGTCACATCAGATGGGTTGATATAATCGGCCGGTGTCGTTGTCGCATCAGCAACTTGTTTCTTTAATTTTTCGTTTTCATCATAAACTGTCGCTGAATTCTGATAACCTTTTTCCAACTCTTCGACTGTCTTAAATTTTCCTGCATAGAGCTTGTCACCCGTTCCTTCCGTCGTCATTATTCACTTCCTTAAGTAAGTCTTGGACATTCATAAGAGCTCGGCGTATATCCCTAAACACCGAGCGCCTCCCATCATAAAACGCAAAGCCCACTCCCTTTCGATCCGTGCCGAGGGGTTCGTCCATGAAAGTTTCTAACGTCATTTTGTCGAGAACTTTGCGCCCTAACTCTGTGGCCTGAAATAGCATATACATGTCTGCATCTTCAGGAGAAATCTTTTTCGCTTTCAATAATTCGTTGATCATATCGTTACATTCGGTGCCTGTGGAAATTGCACTTCACCCGCTGTGGTTGCAGGCGCTGGTGCTGGTTGCTGTTGCGCTTGTCCTGCTTGCGCGATTCCTTTCATAAACTGTGCGATCTTTTCCTTTGAAGCGAATAGTTTGCGCGGCAGATTTAACTTGTCTGTCAAAAATTCATTAACTTCATCTAGCTCTGTTGATGCAATGACAGCACCTTCGCCATAGAACTGCTGCTTGATCTGACAATTCTGGATGAAGTGCTGAAGGTCTGCTTGTTTCTGCAAATCATTGAGTGGTGACTGGAATGCAAACTTTAATTTCTTGGTGTCAAATCCTTGAATCTTCTGCCGTGTTTTAACTAGCAATCCCCGTTCATTTAAAATCTTCGCCGCTACTTCATAAATCTGCTTCGGGCATTCATTAATTAATCGGCTAATGTCTGTTGATGTTGTGCGCTGCGCTCTGCTTTCTCTCACTGATATTTCAGTCGCTGATTTTACTGGAGATTCAATCTCACCCAATGGGTCAACTTGAAAACCTTTCTTAATCGCTTCCTGCAATAGCATCACGTGCTGAATCACATCGGGATAGGTTGGCATCTCAAGCGGGTCTAGCGGATTGCGCCCTGCTGGGTTGCGTGCAATCATTGCGCCCGCCCACTGTCTGACAGAATTAGGATTGAAATATGATCCTGCATCATAAAACATCGGTGGATTAGCTTTAAACGCCATGTTCTGCCGAGAGTACATCACGATCTGGTTTAAATCTTTTATGGTGGGGAGCATGTCAGTGCCAATTCCTCTCCCTTCAGCTTCGCCAGGTCGAACTCTGTCTCGGTAAACAATAATTTGTTGATAAGAGCTCTCTCTTTCAAATAGTAAGTGCTTAGGATCATCATCCATGACAGCATAAATATAAAAACTATCATCAGAATATTTGATTTGTCCAAAGTTGACGGTATATATTTCGTCAGGATCTTCAATAAGCGCATCGCGTTGTGTTCCCATATAATTTGGATACGTTTCGATGATGGATCTGGCTGTCATCTTCTGTGCAAACCAGCACGTGTTGATAACATCATCCGTCGAATATTCAATGTATAACGCAACAGCTGGTATTGAGCGAAAGTATAAAGGCACCTGATCAGATACAGACTCAACCCAGACAGCACCAGTACCGCCGACCAGATCAAGATTGCTAGAAGAAACCACGCGAGACAAATTAGATTCGTTAACATAGAAGAAAATTCGTTCATTGATTTCATCCATCGCGACCTGCGCATTTTGGATTAATTCTTTTGAATATAGGTGAGGGTCTAAAACCAACTTACCCCAGGTGCGATCCTGTGGAAGTAATAAGCCATGTAAATCGTTAGCACGCTGATAAGCAGCAAGCATAGCCGTGTTATCCCATATCTGCTGGGTAACTGGCTTACCATCATCACGGTAGTTAAACTTAACATTAAAAGCATCACGATCAGGTATGACATAAAAATATAAATCCTTATAAAGAGCGAGCCATCTATCCTTGTACTGGCGCGCTTCCCAAAAACGATTATAGAGCTTGTCCATGTCTTCCATCATGGTTAGCCACCCTTCCCTGGTGCACCATATTTGCCAAATGGATTATATGTG